GTGTTAGTGATACTGAATATATTCATAAGTTTGTAGGTTCAACAAATAATTCTATTACTGCAAATACAGGTACACAATTTACACCATCAGAAGCAGTTTATAGTTCTTCAACTGGTGATTTACTATTAACAATTGGTACTCATAATTTACAAGCAGCAACTACACATACTGTAGAAAATGCATCTTATGTTGCTTCTACTGGTATTTTAACTATTACTATTACTGGTCATAACTTCTCTAATGGCGACTATGTTAAAATTAAGGACAATTCCTTAACATTCAAGTGTGCAATGGATGGAAGTACTGTAAATAAAACCTATCCAAGACCAAATGATCCAATTAGCAATAAGTGGATGCAAATATCCAACGTTGCTACTGATACATTTACTATTGATGTTGGATCATCACCTATAGTAAACTTTAATGTAACAGATGCAGATTATGATCCTGTTACAGGTTTAATGGAATTAACTATTGGATCTCATTCATTAAAACCAGGTACTAGTGTTAAACTTGCTAATGAATCTATTGGATTTAGTTGTGATGTGGATAATAATGCAACAACTAAGTTCTATCCACGTTCTACAGATCCATTCTATGATACTGCTATTAATATTGAATCTGTAACTGATACAACTATTACATTACAAGTATTAACTACAATACCTTCCACAAATACAACACAACATACATTTGTATCTGCTAATCCTAATGCTGTAATCTCTGGTGGAAATTATACTCACGCATTCCAAACAAATCAATCTGTTGCTGTAGATTGCCTTAAGAAAGCAAATAATACAGTAGATATAGCGAATAATTCATTAACATTTACATGTTCTAGAGATAATCATCTTGGAGAACATACATATCCACGTTCTACAGATCCAGCATCTGGAAAGGAATTGGGCATAGATGCAGTTTCAAGTAATTTAATTCGTGTCAATGTTGGTGCTGGTGGAGGAGGTGGATATGGTGGTGTAGTTACTGCTAAAGTTGCTGGTAATAAGCATAAGTTCGTAACTGCAACTGCAGGTGCTGCATTTACTGGATCTACACAGAAAAATGTTACTGATGCTGATTACAATCCAGCAACAGGATGGATGCAGGTAACAAGTGCTTCACACGGTTTTGTTGGTTGTTCTACTATCACACCAACCAATGCCAATTATGCAAAAACAACTGGTGTTTTAACTCTTACTAAGAATGGACATGGATTTAATGTTGGAGACTATGTTTTAATTGAAGATAACTCACTAACATTTACTTGTACAAAGGATGGTGGTGCTACAGAGCATTCATATCCAAGACCTACAGATTATGCTAGTGGTAAGTGGTTACAGATTACAAATAAGACTGTTAATACTTTTAAAGTTAATGTTAATCCAAATCCATCTTCAGAACAGTATGATCATACATTTGTTCCTGCAAGAACAGTTAATGGATGCATTTCAAAAGCAAATCAACTTATTGAAATAGCAGCAAATTCTCTAACATTTACTTGTGAGCATGATCATCATCAATCATTACACAATTATCCTCGTGTAACTGATCCAATTTACAATGCAGGAGTTCCTGTAGGTAAAACTGCTACTAATTGGTTTAGAATAAATGTTGGAAAATCACCTGCTGGAACTGGTGGTGCTTTAGATCTTAAGATAAATGAGGTTGGTGGACATTATGTTAATCCAGTTATTGAAATTCCTAGCCCAAGTTATGATGATGTTCCAGTTGAAGGTATTTCTAGATTGGGTACAGGATTAACAAAAGCAACTGGTAGTAATTTATTAGTAGATTTAGAAGTAGGTGCTGCTAAAACTTCAGTTGGTATTGGTTCTACATTCTTTGAAATATCTAATTTCCAAGTTTCTAGACATGGACATTCATTTAAGATAGGAGATAAGGTTAGACCAATAGGATTGGTTCATGATAAGAGATTACAAAAACCAATACAAGAATTTGAATTGGAAGTTAATTCAATATTTAACGATTACTTTGCTGCTTGGCAATTTGGTGAAATAGATTTCATTGATAGTATTGAGGGATATCAAGATGGTATTAGAACCAGATTCCCACTATTCTTTAACGGTCAACTATTAAGTTTCATGACTGATCCTGGAGATACAGTATCAGAGCAAATTGATTTAGATGCAGTTTTAATAATATTCATAAATGGAGTTTTACAAACACCTAAAGTTGCATATCAATTCAATGGAGGAACTACATTTAAATTTACTGAACCACCTGATGCTTCAGATAATGTTGATGTATTCTTCTATATTGGTGATAGGAATGTTGATGTTGAGATTGTAGATATACAAGAAACTCTTAAGGTTGGTGATGATGTAAGAGTTTATAAATCTCCACTATTTAAAGATAGCCTTACTCAAGATGATGAAAGAGTTATAAAATCAATTCAGGGTTCTGATATTATTGAAACTAATGTCTATACTGGAGTAGGTATTAATGAAAATGATCCCAAACCACTAAGATGGACAAAACAAAAAGAAGATTTATCTATTAAAGGTGAACTTATTTCAAAATCTAGATCTTCTATTGAACCTCAAATATATCCAACTGCAAGAGTTATTGGTGATGTAGAGACTAATACTGGTATTGGTGTTAATGGTGGTATATTTGTTGATGATGCAGAGTCATTCTATTATGAAGATTCTTCAAATCCAGCACTAGAAGGTGGTGATAGGTACAATGTAACTATCAACTCTGTTGACACTTTAATTATAGAGGGAGCACCTAAATCAACTGCTTCTATTAATGCTGTAGTATCTGCTGCAGGAACCATACAATCATTAACTATAGTTGATGGTGGTAGTGGATATACTGCTACACCAACAATCTCAATCGGTGCT